ACATCTAAATAATTGTTCTTCTGCTATTTCTAAATTGTCTGCTTTTTCTGATAGTCTTGCATTAAGTAATTCAAATTCTGTTTGTAAGGCTATTCCTGATGACACAGCTTGTTTAGTTGTTCTTACTGCCCCTGTGTGTGCTATTCTATTGATAGCTTCTACTTTGTGATTTATTGAGTCCATAAGACCTGATAAGTTTTGTCCTGATGGTTGCAATAGATATGGTTTTAAGTTTGGTTCCATTTCTTCAGGCATTTCAATTACTGCACCAGCACCAGCACTAGCATTTACACTTGGAGTTTTTACTAATGATGGGTGGTTTGTTAATCTAATTAATTGTTCTATCTCTGAAAGTTCGTTGTAGATACTTTTTTGTAAATCAGCAATATCTTGTAGGTCTGATTGACCAATCCCTTTTTTGTGCGATTTGGAATTGTATAAAATAACTGCTGGTATTTTGCCAATCAGATTATCGGCAGTATCTATTGTAATTGGGTCTGACCTATCATCTTTTGAATATATTGTTTCTATTCGGTCAGGAAACCACAATCTAAAATATGTACCACCATCTTTATCTACTTCTTCTCTAATTTTAAGATAGTCTAAATAATACTTACCATTTACTTCTCTTTTGAAATTCCAATCTAAAACATTCTCAGGTGTAACGATTGAAATATATGGTCTTATTTCTTGATTAAGTTCCTCTGCTCTTGTTCTTGTTTGTATTGATGGTTTATCTAAAATCATAAAACAATGACCATAGATAGCCGCATAATTTTGCGCTTGTCGCATAACAGAATTAAAACTGTTACCCTCTAAGTCTGCATCTTTTAAGAATGATTCTAAACTAGGCTCATCTGCCATAGAACCAAAATCTCTACTTGCTTTTACCCTAAATAAAAAAGATGAATATATTTGAATTATGTTTTTACAATGATTATCGCAAGGTGTGTTACCAAGTCTTTGGTTGTATTCGTTATCAAGTTCTAAATTATATCTATTTAGATATTGACCTATTGTATAATCGTAACCACCATTATAAGACCTGATGTAATATTCCCAAAGATTTACATTTTCTTTGTAATCTTTGTGAGTATCGTAAGCATCATCTCTTGTATAAGCCATATTATTTAATGTTCCATCTTGTTGGTAATGAACTTGGCATTTGGGTTACTAAAGGTTTTATATAATCTATCATATATCCAAGTGCATCATTCATGTGGTCAAACCCATCTTCTTTATCAGGAATATTTGTATCTTCCTTGTATGTTTGTCTTTGTAATCCTTTTATAAGATATTTGCAAGAATTGCTAACAAAAATATGTCTTATGCCTTTTGAATCTTTCAGTTTAGAATTTACAGCATTTATTCTATCTCTTACTGCTGGGTGTTTGTGTTTTACTTTTACTGTAAAGCCACCATTTTGCAAAATAGATAAATCTGTTCTACCACCAGCAGAGGTTTTTCTTTGCCTACAAGCTGGGTCAGGATAAATAAATATTGGTAATTTAGTTCCATATCTATCTCTTATCTCTTGCACCATTTCGTCAGTATTACTTGAATAAAGCACTATTTCATCAACAAAATATATTTTTTCTTTTTCGATTTGTGCAACACAAGCCGACATTGGCGATATGTTAAAATCCATTCCAATATGTAAAGGTTTTTTCCAATCTAATTTTTTATTAACAACAGACTCAACAGGGTGAAAGTTATAGTAAATAGCACCAGCATAATTTTCAAATGTACCCTCAAACTCTTGTCTAAATGTCCTTTGATCTAAGTCTTGTCTAGCTTGATCTATTTCTTTTGCTGTAACCATTCCACCATCTAAAGTAGTGAATTGAAAGCTATCCCATTCAGGGTCTTGTTTGCCTTTTAGATACATCTCATAAGACCAATTACCATAACCTTTTGGAGTTCCACACATTAATACTTTTCCTAGTGTATCTGATATTGATGCTCTCAATACCTCAAACCAAGTTCTTTTATCTATATCTGCAAACTCATCTAATATTAAAAAGTTTAACCCTGTACCTCGTAATGAGTCAGGTATATCAGCAGATTTCAAAGATATTGTACTATTTGTTTTTCTTATAGTTATTGTAAGTGTAGTTTCGTTAATATCTTCTATCCAATTAAATTGATTTAGAACTTCTTTTAGATTTGACCAGCAAATGTCTTTTGCCATTTTTAAGGTCGGTGCTACATACCATATTTTTTGATTTGGTATTGCCGCATATTTCATCATCTCAGTTATAGCAAGATATGTTTTACCAAATCTTCTACCTGATATTAATACTCTAAACCTTTTATTTGATGATGATATAAGATGTTGAGGTTTTGTTAGAGTGATTTTCATTACAACCAAATTTTATGTAGATATTAAATTTATTAACATCATCTTTACCTAATTCAACGATTTTGTCATAAGACCTTGTATAACCATCAAGCATACAACTATAGGCATCTGTATATTTATCTTCAAATGAGTGTGGTTGCATACAAGTTGTTTTACCCTCTACAAAAGCACACATAACCATAGTTAGAACAAATTCCATTTACTTTTTCCTTTTCATTTTTCGGTGCGTTTGAACTCTCCAAGTCCAATGGAATATTGCCCTTGTAAATATCTCTATTCTTTTTAACACCCAATCTATCATTCTTAATACACATAAATTATTTTAATATTAGTTTCTTAATACTTTTCTCTCCCATATAAATTTCTGTTTCAGCCTTACTTTTGATACATTTATAATAAACATTACCGCTAGACCTTTCAGCCTCTCTTTTTGCTTTCATACAAGCTGACAAAGATGTTTGTATTCTATGTTCTTTTATTTCGTGATCTACTATCATTAACAAAGCAAATACTGTTTCTATCATTAGTGACCCCCATTTATTTTTTTCTGTAACATATCAACTTGTTCTTTTAAATGATCTATATTGACTTTATTGTATCTACTTGCCTGTATTTCTTTTTCTATAGATTCTATCTGTCCGGCTAAATGTTCTATGAGCATATACATTTCTAAGTTCTTTGGTTCTTGTTCTGCTTTTTTTAAGAGGTCGCTAGACATCAACTGATCTTGTGTTTCTAAAGCTGTTATTCTTCCTGTAAGGTTTGCATATCCAAATACTGCACCTGAAACAATTAAAATTATTCCTATTAAGTTAGCAAGCGGTAATTGTAACTTAGACTCTGAACTAACTTTAATTGTATCATCTTTTTTGCTCATATCTTAAATCCTTTTTTCCATGATTGGATAGCCCAATAAGCTGGACTTAAAGTTTTCTGTCCTTTTACTTTTGCTAAGATAGGTCTAAACCTAGCAAAGAACATTCTCTGTCGTGTTGGATTGTTTTTTCTTATCGGCATACCTTTTGCACCAAATCGAACTATCTGAACTCTACCTGTTCTTTTGTTTCTTACAAATACACCAAATTTTTTAGATGCTGATGGTGTTCTAAAAGGTTTGTTTAATTTTCTATTTCCATGAATTGACATAATTTGTAAATAACATTAATCATCTACAAATGCACCCAAAAAGATAGCCACTACCATCATTCATCACATGAAGATTAATACTATCTACATATCCGCTAAGTTTGAGTCTTAAAATATCGCATACATCAAAACAATTAGCTTCACTTATAATCTCAATACCCTTTAGTATTTCTTTTGTTACAGGAATGAGTTGATATACACCATCATTAAGAATTATTAGTTCCATTACCTTTTAAAA